ATCATTCTGTCCTCAAGCGTCCATTTTTGGCCGCTAATAATTACCGCCGCTGCTGGTTTGACTTTGCTTACAGGCGGGGTGGTTTTTTTAGGTGCAGGAGCTTTCGCTTTTTCGTTGATCGCATGATCGACCTCATCGAAAGAAGCGTAGTTTCCGCCGCTCAATCCGCAGCAAGCCAGTGCGCGCCCAATCGAACTCGTCAGGCAGTTTTCCACCGCGCTGGTTTTGTTCACCATGCTGGCACCACGAAACTCTTCAGCGAAATCGTTACCGATCAGTCTCCATGAACCGTCCACGAAAACGGAAACGGCGGTCTCGGTCAACACCTTGGTTTCATCGGCCACATGGAGCGTCGAAATGATCCTGCCGGACTGCCCATAGGCTTCCCGAAACGCCTGTACTCGCGTATGCACTTCGGCGTATAGCTTGCCCCTGATGTTGACCTTGTTTTTGTCTGGCAGGTCAGCCATGTTTTTGACCGCGCCGAGCAGTCGATCTTGGTTGTAGTCCTCACTCACGTCATTGACTCCCTCATTGATTTGGTGATGATGTCGGCGATTTCGTAAACCGCCAGCTTGTCGAACAGCGTCATAGGTATTTGGGTTAGCGGTCTGCCGAGCATCGTGAACACCACCTGATCGCCTTCAATCCTCAAGCGCAGGTTGGATTGTTGAAACTGTGGCAAGCCCCACAAGCCCAGAATCTTGCGGGTCACGCTGTCCAGCATGTCGAATTCAAGCGTCGGCATGGCTTTGCGATTCCACGTATCGTGTGTATTGAGAACACCAGCGATTGACCTCGCAGTAATCCTCACAGCGAGTGCGCTTACCAAGGCGGTGCTGGATGACGTGATCGCCATTCAACTTGTTGTCAGCAGCCCAAGCGATGGCCTCGTCCATGCTGCTGCATACCTTGCTGGCTCGTTTGGCTGTGGCTGATTTAAGCACCACAAATTTATCACTCTGCGCCCACATCTCGGCGTCTGAACATTCAACCAAATCCTGATGCAGCAACGCGGCATAAGATGCCTGTTGGTGCAGCGCCAATCGCTCCTCCACGTAATCAGCAATTGTGTCGCTCTCCCACATCGGCACTGGCAATTGCAACACCGGGCTTTGGGGGTAATCAGCGCGAGTTTTCGCCTGACTGGCGATCCAGTCTCGCAGGATCACAAGAATATAAAGTTCTGTGACTTGCATCCCCTTGGCTTTTTCAACGAAAAATTTCTGCACTTGCAGTTGCCGATCCCACTCCGGCTTGATGCCGTTCTCTTCATGCTTGGCCGCAAACAGCACCGACCTGACGCTTGTCACCTTGTAATCAATGACGATGACCGTGCCATCGGGATTGAGGATTTGCAGATCAAGCTGGGTGGAGGTCCGTAGGCCGTTTGGGTGATCCCAAAAAATGCGCTCCTCGGCAATGGTGTCATCGCCGGAAGTGGCGAATTGCATCACGGCATGGACGCCACGGCCCAGCACGCCGAAAAATGCCAAGGGCAATGTTTTCTTGATCTCATCCTTATGCGCTTTTTTCAACTGCATGATCCGGGCGCTGTCAATTATCTGGGTGCCAGTGATGTCCGAATCCCCGGCATCATAGCTATCGTGCATGAACCCATTGAGAACCTGCGGCGAAATGTAGCCGTCATCCGCTGGCACGACTGACCCTCCATATCCGCAGGCCGTGTTCCGATTCCTTCGCAAGCCGAAATTTGTAATGCTGATGCTTTCGTGAGAACCTTGCCAGCCTGATGCGACAGGACACCAGCTTTCGTTCCAATTCACGCTGCGTTGCGGCAGGAACGAGGATTGAGTCGCCCACTTTCATCTCCCTCAAAGGCAACGGCCCGACCTCAACCCGCTCGCTCAAACGCGGCGGCAAGGGAACGCCCTTTTCGATCTTCATAGTCTCACCATAATGTATATTTTATTCATAATGTTGCGTGATTTACAGTCCCAAGTATAGCCGTGCCTGAGTCCCAAAGTAAAGCCCCGCGTGAGATTTCGTTTACCGTCCTCGGGCAGTGCTACAGCAAGGCCAATTCACGACAACTCGTCACAATAGGCGGGAAACCGCGGTTCATTAAGTCTCGACCCGCAAGGTTGTACGTTACTGATTTTCATAAACAATGCCCCAAACTGACACACCTGATGGAAGGTGATTTGGTAGCCGAAATTCATTTGACATATAACAGTAGACGGCCCGATCTTGACTGCAGCCTCATACTGGATGCGATGGAAAAATACATTTATCAGAACGATAGACAAGTGCGAGAGCAACACCTATATTGGGACGGAGTGGATAAGGAAAACCCGAGAGCAGAAATTACAATTCGTGAAAGAAAAGCCCCTTCCAGCATGGAGCCGGAAAGGGCTAAAACGGCAGCGAGGACTTTGCTGCCAAGCGCAGGGAGAAAACCAAAAATCTCCCCGCGCAGATGATTATGAACCAATCGATAAAGGAACACCACCAAAGAGGATATCGCCATGAGCAGGAGTGCTGTCGAGCTTGCCGTTCAAAACGCCAAACACAACCAAAGAATCCTCTGCCCTGCCTGCGGCCCTACCCGTAAAAAGTCTAAACAAAAAACATTGAGCATCACCGTCGAGCCTGACGGGACCAAACTTTTTTGCTGCCATCACTGCGATATCAGCGGTCGAATCTCAGAAAAACCGCGCCCCTTAATTGACCCGCTCGATGAATTCCTGCAATCCGTTCCGGGCCATCCCAACGTCATTGAACTCCCGAGTGCCACACACGACCGCGAGCTTGAGCAGTTCATGGAATCTCGCGGAATCTCTAGGGAAACCTATCAGAATTTCGGCGTGACCAGCGACATCCGCTGGTTCGATAAAAAAGCCGGTGAACAACTGGCGGTCGGTTTCACTTATGGCGATCCTGCCGAACCGAGTGCGATCAAGTGGCGCTCACTGAAAAGCAAAGCCTTTACCCAGACAGGTGCAGCGCAAACTTTTTATGGCCTTGAAAAACTGCCCAAAGACATGAGCGATATGACCCTCGTTATCTGCGAGGGCGAAATCGATTGTCTCAGCGTAGCGCAGGCATTTTCTGCTACTGATACAGAAGTGGCGGTGGTGAGTGTACCGAATGGCGCTCCAGCCAAACCTGTACGGCATGATGATGGCATCAAGTTCAACTACCTGTGGGAGGCAAGGGAATTACTGGAATCGAGTAGCAGAATTATCCTTGCCACTGACCACGACCAGCCCGGAGACAATCTCAAGCAGGAGATCGCCCGCAGGGTAGGGCGAGGACGATGCTGGGAGGTTGAATTCAGCACCGAACTCAAGGATGCCAACGCGGTCCTGTGCGCCGAAGGCCCGGAACGATTGCGGGAAATTATCGAGGCGGCCACACCAATGCCGCTGGCCGGTGTGTTCAGCGCCAAGGATTATGAGGAACAGGTGGAGGAAATTTTCGATGCCGGTGGTACAGGCAAGGGCTTGAGTACGGGTTTCAAATCGCTTGATAAAATCCTGACGATTGCCCCCGGCTTATACGTTATTACTGGCATGGCAGGTCATGGTAAATCTTCCCTGATAGACAATCTGTTGCTCAACACGAGCGAGCAGCACGGCTACCGGTGGGCAGTTTGCTCGATGGAAAACCCGGTCCCGATTCATATCTTGAAACTGGCTGCCCTGAAAACGCAGAAGCCATTTTTTGAAGGGCCAACCGAACGGATGTCCAAACAGGAATTGCGTGAATCTATAGACTGGATCAACGACCGGTTTTGTTTTTTGGAAAACAAGGACGGGGAAGTCGCCACCATCGATTCCATTATCCGCAGAAGCCGTGATGCATTGCTCAGGCTGGGTATCAACGGCTTGTTAATCGATCCTTATAACTTCTTGGAACCTACCAATAAAAACACGAACGAGCATCAGGAAATCAGTGCCAATTTGTCAAAAATAATTTCATTTTCGCAGGAAGCGAACCTGACGGTATTTTTTGTCGCACACCCCACCAAGCAATACCCGCAGGGTGAGAAGGAAAAACCGGTTGATGGAAACGCGATTTCTGGCAGCTATTCTTGGGCGTCCAAGACAGACTTCGGGGTTACGCTGTTTAGGACCAACGATCCGAACGATCACACGCCTGAAGTCATCGTTTGGAAATCGCGGTTTAACTGGATCGCGCAGCGCGGATCGCAAAAATTATCCTACGATGTTGCGACCGGAAAGATGAGCGATATCAGGGATGATTTTGATTGGTCCGTAAGTTAGAGCAATCCGTTGTTGCGCGCAATCGTCACCAGATCGTCAGCCAGCCGCTTGTTTTTTTCGATGAGGTCATCCCGCAACGCGATCAGATCGGTGCGCAGCGTTTGAATCTGAGGCTGTAATACATCCAAGATCGCTGCCGCTTGGGTTAATCGCTCAATGCTCTCCCGGTAGCTGCACTGTGATTCCTCCTGTTGCTGGCGCAACAGTTCGTTGTGCTGATGCCACGCCTGAGCGTTGTCTGAATCGATCAGATCGTCATCGTGTTGGTTGTTGGTCATTTGGATTCCTCTTCATTCAGGGTTAGACATGAGACTCTCAGGATTCAGGCTGACCCTGTGGTCTCGATCATTGAAACATACTCGCACGTCACCAAAGTCCATGACGAATAGATCGGTGTAAGGTGAGTTCCAACGAATGGGACCATTCTCTACTGGCGGTTGGGTGCGGACCTGCACGAATTCTATTTCGACAGGAAGTTTCGTAACTGCTGTATTTATGCGCTGCCCCCACCACCAGACTAAGTTTCGGCTCGCCTTGAAATCGTCAATAGTATCTCGCGTGAATACCAAATCATCAATGGTTATCGCAACGTCCAAAATGGTGCTGAAGACTTCTTCAATCTTTTCATTGAGGATTGCTGTGCCCATCCTTCGCAATAGCGTTCCGGTCCTGACAAACACCTGCGCCATTTCGCTCTGCAGTTCCGCAGTAGTTACCGCTTCACCGCCGAAACCTTCCTCGCCATCAACCGCTGCCATGATTTCCATGTCTCTCAGTTCAGCCTTCGTCGGCTTTGTCATTTGTATTCCTCCTTTTTCTAAGCGGCCAGAAACATCCCAATCGTCCCATCGGACCTTAGCCAGATTTGCTCGATAAAGTAGTGCCATGTGCCAGCTTGATTGAGAACATCCGCGACAGCGCGTTTGGCACTGGCTATGTCCACATAGCCATTAACGACCTTGATTTTTTCCTGCGAAACCCAAACCTTGTATTCTTTTTCTACGTTCGGCTTCCAGTTTTTGTAATCGTAGGCTTGTTCGCTGAGAGCATATTCCCCATCGGGAATTTCCCCAATGGCCTCGGACCCGACCTTGTTGGTTTCGACAAAAACAGGGTAGCCATCATCAGCAATTTCATCGGACTCATAGCCGATGCTCCAGTTGATTTGGGATGCTTCGTAATCCCACTCTCGATTGATGTCGTTCAGCAAACCCATGTCAATTCACTCCTCTCTCTTCATCTTCTAGGACTTTCTTGATAGCTTGGTTTCGGGGAGTCTTGCCTAGATGTCGCAGAGCGAAATAAGCCATCAGTTGATCAACCTCAAACTTTTTCAGCTTCAGAATCCTATAAATAACAATGCTTACATCTTCGCTCATGTCTCCGATCTGCGGGTCAACCATAGGCGAACCATCAAGCTCACCAAGTAACATATGAATGAACCTTTTCCTTTCTTCACGATTATAATCAGCCATAGCATTGTCGAAGTTAATGCTTTTGTATCCCCTGAACGAACCGTCCGGGTTCTTCACTTCTTCCATATCGTCAAAATTTTCTATTCTCGGTTTCATGTCATGTCCTCCTAGTCGTTCTAGTCGTTGAAATAAGTGATTGCTAAGGGAAGCAACACCACGCCCATTACAAAAAATGGTTCGGCAAAAAAATTCATAAAATCAATCATGGTTTAGTCCTCAGTAAGATCATGGCCCATAGCTATCAATGTTGGCCGAAAAAACCCATTGTTAAAGCGTGACATTTCATCTACCGTAGCTCCTGAAGCAATCGCTTCTGCTACTTTTTTCTTTTTTTCCTCAAAAGCCCGCTCGTGTGTCAATTCTTGCACCCATTCCATCCACGTTCGCTCCTCAGAATAGCGCCATTGAATGTGGTTGCCCGAGGCTTTTTTTCTGCCGCCCCCGTCAAGGTGAATCCATCCGCCTCGCAGAATCCCGGTGAATTCTTGCTGGCCCATCTTCGTTGGTCGGCGGCGCGATCCACCCCAAATCGTGAAGTGACCGCTTACCTTTCGACCTTCCTCTGCCTTGGGCTTGCACTTAGCTGCGCCGCGGCGCTCATCACGTTCCGCCTCGGTCAGATCGTCCCAGCGTTCGACAAGGTATTCAACGTCGTAAAATTTGACCTCGTTGAACCAAGTGCCGCCAGAATGATGCCATTCAAACGACGGCCAGAAACCACTCTTGGCAAGGTACATCGCAAGCGTTCGTGTCTCCTTCCAGCCACCTTCGCGCAGTAACTCGACGGTCCAGCGTGATAACGGGCGCACCCCATTGCTGTAGGCATCAATGGCGTTGTTGCTCATCCCAAAATCTAAGTCATAGCCAGCCATGTTTAGTCCTCTGAGTCGATTTGTAAATGGAGTTCGCCGTTGAAAAAAATAAACTTCGTGATCCATTTCGATTTTTCATGGTCAACAATTCTGTAGCCATTCTCGTCCTTTTTAAGCCGTCCATTTTTGTGCTTCTTGTACACATATTCTCGTTCCTGATACTCAAGCGATGACTCAGTGATCAGGTCTGAATCTACAGTCATGCTGTACTTTGTCTGCACAAAATCCGCGACTGCCTCGATGACTTCGTAAGTTGATAAGCTAATTCTCATTTCATTTGTCCTCGTTTGGTTTTCCAAGACCGCTGACCTCTCCAGCGGTTTCGACTGATAACCAATCAGTTACTCGTCAGTTGGAATTAAAAAATCTTGCTTATCAACCATTGCTTTGCATCCAAGGCAAGTTATAGCGCCCCAAGCAAAGTGATAAACAATTGCATGATGCTCACAAATCGGGCACTGGATTGCTTTTCCGTTAGCCCCAGCCCGCGTGTATCTATCAACCTTTTTCATCACTTTCTCCTCTTGCCCTCTTGGTTTAGCCCTTAATGAAAAACAATCCTATACGAAACAATTGAACATTGCAACCTGGTGCAACAAAAGTGCTAGCTGCAATACTTTGCGTAGCACACCGGTCCGATCCCGCGTTCAATCGATTCCTCATTCTCAAGATGGGTGTTGCAGAATCCGCATGTGCCGACCAAGCGCCCATAAGCGGCAGCGGCAGCGACGTGATCCTCTACGATGGTTTGCAGTGCCTCACCGATCTGACCGCAATAGAGGCCACCGGGTCGCTGGTTGCCATATCGGTTTTGGTCCCCGTAGATGGCGCAGTCGGTCACAAACGACCAACCCGAATACTTGCCATCATCGACGTGCCGGATATAAACCTTCAGCCGTGTGTCACCACCCGGCACGGCGTAACGCCCTGAAGGTATCTGCCGCAGGTCGATCTCACGCACCTCGTCCTTAGCCTCGACGTTGAACGCTTCAGCCAGTTCCTCGATGGTTGGTGTACGGCTCACCGTTTGCGGCTGTGACACGGCCTCTGGGGACGGTTGAACGTAGGTGTCGAGCACGGTGTCAGTGATGCTCTGTTTACTCACCACCAATTCGATGACGCGAGCATCGAGCGAGTGATCGATCACGATGTGCTGACACAAAACGCTGTCACGCTGCCCAATTCGACAAAGTCTATCTTCGGCTTGATTCAGGCTTCCGCTGACCCAATCCAATTCTGCGAACACGCAAATGCTGGCTCGGATTAGGGTCAACCCAACACCCGCGGCTCCTATGGTACCGATGAACACGTCGGCTTTGCCGGATTGAAAATCGTCCACTGCGGCTTGCCGGTGATCCTGCGAATGCCCGCCATGAAGCGTCACCACGCTGCGCGAGTCCTCCAAGCCCTTCTCAATAGCTTCAACCACGTCATGGTGGTGGGCGAAAACCACCACAGGCTCATCGATTGCCAAAAGGTGATCGACAACCGCTGGCACCTTTGCCAGCGCGGTGGCGTGGCGGACCCTTGAGATTTCCTCAAACCTGACGCGATCACCCTTGCTGATCTCCAGCAAAGCATCACCCATCGTGGCAAACGACGCCTCATCGGCCAGCACATCGTCGTAGCCATCCGAAGGCAGCACGATCACTTGCCGACGTTTCGCTGGCAGGTCGGGCAGCACCGCTGATTTTTCACGGCGAAGCATGATGGTTGAACGCAGCCGCTCGCGCAATTCATCAAGATTCGATGACCCGTCAAAATCCCAACCAAAATTATTTTTGTGGGCGTTGGCGTAACGCTTCGCAAAACCCATAAAATTGCCAAATTCTTTCTGATCTAAATATCCGGCAACGGGTTGGATTTCAATGGGCCTATTCGGTATCGGTGTCCCGGTTAAGGCGTAGCGTCGTTTCGCCTTGATTTTCAGCGCCACCTTGGTGCGGGCCGCTCGGTTGTTTTTTAGGAAATGAGACTCGTCAAACACCACACAGCCCCACGTCCGCGACAACAGCGCCGATTTATGTTTGTTCAATACATCGTAGTTGATAATCACTATGTCTGGGTCAGCGGGGAACGGTGTTTTGCCGCCGTTCACCACGGCTATACAACGCGGTTCGGCCAGCCATTTTTCAGTCTCGCGCAGCCAGTTTATTTTAAGGCTGGACTTGCAGACGATCAAAACGGTCTTGGGCCGCTCAAGATTCAGCAATCCCAAAATTTGGATCGTCTTGCCAAGACCCATCGGATCGGCCAGCAAGACCGATTCATGCTCCGCCAGAAACTTGATCCCGGCGAGTTGGTAAGGGAAGTATCTCAAGCCGTCAGGCACCGGCACGTCGAACCCTGCGGGCGCTGTGATCGCTTGCGAATCGGCAATGATCGAGGCATCGATTTTTTTATCGTTCCACTTGCTGATCTGCCATTCATCTTTGAATTTTCCGACCGAGTAACCGGCGGCCTTGATCGCCTGTTTTTCAGCGCGCCAGAATGCCCAAAAGTCATCGGCATTTTCCGGCAGCGGTGACGATGAAACGGTGCGACCGTCGCCAATCGTTTTTGGTTCGGAAAATTTTAGTTTGAGTTTCATAATTTTGTCCTCTGGTTTCACCCAAAAACCCCAGACTGGCCGGGGTTAATAGGGGTGAATATGTCAACGTCGGTTAATTCTGCATATGCTGGTTTTTGATCAGGTTTTTAAGCACCCGAACGTCTTTTTTCACTCCGTCCACCTCGACCCGCAATTGATAGTAGGTATTTTTCCGGCTTTGCGTCATAGCCTGAGAAACGGAGACATCATCGAACTGATAATGATTATCAAATTCTTGCCTGCGACGTTGCCCCAGATTCCCATTGTCGCCGCTCCACATATAACAGCCCTTGTGCTTTTCGTGCGTCAGCAAGATATTCTCAATCTCACCAATTTGATCCTTTGTTAAGCTAGTCATGTCATGTTTCCCCTGTGTTGGTTTGGTTGATCCTTGCACCCCAAAACCCCAGACAAGCCGGGGTAGTGGGGGGGGTGAATATGTCAACCAGTATTTTCTTATTGATGCTTCCAATGCTCAGGCCATTTGATGGCTGCGTTCAAGGCTTTCAAGTCGCTGATCTTTGTTCTGAAGAGCTTTTTACGCATCTTGTTAATTGCCTCGTCAGTCCAGCCCTGTTCTCTTCGTTTCATCGTGATCATAAAAATTAATTTTTCTTTCATGTAATGTCCTCGTTGGTTTGATTGAAATCTGGGATAGCTTAAACGATACACTAGAACAAAGCAACAACATGAGAGCAGGAGTGCAGCGCGTGAGAGCAGGAGTGCAGGGCA